CATAGCCGGCGTGTTGATCATCGCCCTCATATACATAGCTGTAGCCTTCTCCGGATCATTGGCTTCAAGTATCTTATTTTTTTCTATGATCTGATCCTTTGTCCTTACCAACTTTTCAGGATAGCCTTCATCTACTTTCATAGACTCAACTTCACTCCTGTCGGTTTTAGAAGCTATTTCCTTTTCTATGGCAGCAGTACGATCGTTGCACTCAGATTCATATACATGCATTTCATTCATTGCCGTATTAGCAATATCAAGCTCGTATTCTGAATCTGCTACGGATACGGTATATATCCCGCTTCCTTTTGCTACATCAATATCGTTTTTAACCTTCTGCCTCATGCTGCTGTTATACCATATCTGTTTACCATCCAGACTATAAGAACGGACAGCATCAGAATAAGCATATTCCCTGGCCTCAGAAACTTTCTTATCCTTAGCCTTGGCGAGCAACTCCTCTTCAGTTGGTCCAGGAGGCTCAGGGTCAAGCTGCATGGCAATAACTTCTTTCACACTCGCATCAGGATTGTCTTGATGGAATTTTTCTTGACCAGAATCAAGGAAAACCCATTTACCATCTAAGAAATCTTGGTAAGAATACCCTACTTCGTAAGAAGAGGAGTCCAACTCGTATCCTTCCCAGTAAAAACCTTTTACGTTTTTATTTACATAAAGCATACTCTATCCTTTCTGTTAAGCTTGTTCACCTACTCTAATAACCAACTTATCATTGATATACCAGATACTTAATTCTATAAAACTATTTTTAGGTACTACTACGTTATCGCCTGACATGCTCTGAAACTGGCCAGAGGTAGGAAGCGGCTGCGTGATGTCTGTGCCGGTGGTGTTGTTAACCCGCACCTGCCACTCCCTCCCAACATACTCAGAAGATACGGTCATAGACAGATTCGTAGCAGAAGCGACGTTGGCTATGATATTATGAGCACCTTTTGGTAAATTTGCCAATGTTGTAACAACCTTAGGGGGCATAGCCATAAAATTCAAATAAGACAATATCGTATTAGACAACGTAACCATATTGTTCATAGCCTCATATGTCTTATCTTGAATAACAACAAAAGTCCCCACCTGAATTTCTATATCATATTCAGATGCGCCTACCGCTGAGTCGGTATTAGCAAATGAGGCAAATACTATTTTTAATTTAAAATTATTTTCAAAATCATTACCTTCTAAAAAATAATTCAAATAATAATAATCACCATCTAACTTACCTAATGTGATATTGTTATTGTATGCATCCAAAACTTTTGCAAACGAACCTTCATCAAGAGATCCGGAATTACCAGAAAATATGGATAAATCAAGATAGCCAGAATCTACTCCGGTACTTACCATACCAAGAGATTCAAGCACCTTACCACCACCGTCTTCAGTAACCAAAATATATTCGTTATACACGTTTTTAGTTTCTGTAGATGCCACATTGTCTTTTACAAGATACATGACATTATCCTTCGCTTCTTCAACAGTAGGAAGTTTGCTAACAATTTGCTTCTTCCACCCTGCCGCCGAAACAGCATCATCTATGTACTGTTTTGTTACATGATCTCCCCATGTCATATTACTAAGAAGAGTCTTGCTACCGTCTTGACTTCCGGCAGGGGGAGCCGGGATAAGGCCTCCTTTGCCCGACTCTGAGCCCGTCCCAGGAGCGGCCTGCACCACATTCTCAAGTCTGGAATCAACCTCCAGACCTTCGAATTTACTGTTATAACCTACTTCTGCCATTTTTTATTTTTTGTTAATTTTATCCAACAACTTCTTGATCTGGTCTACGATGTCCATCACCGCGCCAACCTTGTTTTTTACGTCCTCAACCTTCTGATCAATCTTAGAATCCAAAGCCTTTAAACGGTCTTCGTTTTTACGATACACTAAATACAGGGCTAAACCGATGATTGCTATCGTAAGGATATTAGCCAAAACGCATCCGATTATTATCTGAAACATGATGATTATATGGTAGATAACGCTACCACACGCTTTAATTATTCAACTTTTTACAAATATAGCAATTGTCCCAACCATAACAAGATCAAAGATGTTCGTTATTAACATCGGACACCCATTCTTTAGATGAAAGAATAGATTCAAACTCAGAAGAAGAGCTGTCATATACCGGATACGGGTATTGAGGTTCGTCATCAGCCTGCATATCTAAAGACTTGAATAGATGATCATAATGTTCTATATGTAAAATAACTTTAGAACCATCTACACTCGCTCTTGGGCTTCCTGTTCCTAATTCACGCCTCTTTTCTTCAGATACGGAATCATATACTTCTATTGGTATGATAATGAATTTCATATTATTTTGATTTTAGGGTTTGTAAATAGTTATATGCTTTGATACAGTCGTCTTTGGATAAAGCACTACTATAAATTCCAGCTAATTTAGTTGCCGACTCAGCAAATTGAGTACTTCCATCAAAGCCTAAATTTACCATTGTATAATTTGATGATATATTGCCAGGCACAATATTGTATTCATTCCAATTTTCATCATATACTTTACCCTCTGAAGTTACGGCTCTCACTACATTTGATGGTATCAAGGTTTTATTTCCCTTTAATACGACATACACACCACTACCTTGAAGATTTTGGATTCTAACCTTTGATGATAAGTCAAAACCACAATAAGATATCTTTTTAACGGGGAATTTAAAATCTAATATAACAGTAAAATTTTCGCCAAATTTAAACTGTTTACTAACCGCTTTATCATCCACCCCATCAGTAACCAGGTATCCTTCGTATTCGGGGATTTGCTCAATGGTGATATCACAATCACCCGTATACGAAACAAATTGAAATCCTAAATTAGATCCATTTTCTACAGCAGGAAGAACATAAATTCCGTCTGATGGAATATTCGTTAAAAAAGTATTATTACTCCCTCTATAAATCATCTCTTGACCAGACTGTATACCAGTAACTTTTATTCTGTACGATGGAATGGTTACATTTTTCGCAGATTCTGTAAAATTAACCCCTGCTGTTATAGACTTTGTAACGTGAATCGATGAATTGGTTTTTGTATAAACAGCTCTGTTAGTAATAGCGTATGAAATGTAATTTTGACCATACAACCCATACCCGCTCCCTTCTGCAAAACCAAAATTAGACAGTACAAGATCATTACCATTGCCCGTAATGTTGGCAATAGTAGCACGATCTTCGTCCTCGTTGGTCTTGCCTACCACTGTCCATGCCTGGTAGGGGAAGAGCCAGGGATAGGTTTTGACGAAGTAGTCTTTGATCTTGGTCAGTTCTTCTTCGGTGGCATCGTGGTCAAGAAATACAAGTTCCCAGATAGCGACATTACTCCCATATTCCCCATTTTCAGAAAAATTTCCAACTAAAAACCTTTTGTTGGATTCTGTGACATCTCCAGGGGTGATGGTTTCCCCATTATAAGACTTACTCGTCATATAAGAAAACACATTTGGCTCAAAATCGCTTACCAGATTACCTTTTCCAAATGAAAAATTTGTTTTCGATCCATTTGAATCTATTAATTCAAATGTTAAGGTAGAACGTGATACTATAGAATGAGGAGCATTTGTGACCAAAGACCTAATTTTATCTGTTGCATTAAATAAATATTGTCTCAACGCCACAACCGTATATCCCTTTTCCTTAGTCAGAATAGGGAAGTTATCACAGGTACCGTAATCATCTACACCATCAAAGACAAGTGCACCAGGGTAGAGGGGAAGTTGTTCGATGGTAAATGAACCTTGCTTATTAGATGTAGTTGATATATATATATAACTGCCTTTAAATTCAGGGTATGCAAGTATGTTTACATAGCCGTTAGCTGGCAATCCAATCTTTTTAGTATTGCTATTATTATAAAATACAAAGGCGAGATCTCCATCTTCATAAGTAGATGTGACCTTTAACCAGTGATTCTTATTTATATCCCAATTATTTATATGAATATAAATAAGATTGTTATTATAAGTAGAATTTCCAACACTTACACTAACTGAGGTAGTCGTCGTAGACATAGAAATATCTGGAATGCTTGGAACATTGTTTGTCCATAAATTGAAATTCATTTCATACCCGCCAACTCCAGACATCCCCTTCCAAGCAAAGTTCTTCATCTGTAGATCGTGTCCGTTACCCGTTTTATCAACCCATACAGGATTGGCAGCCATCTGTTCATTGGTGATACCAGAAGCGGAATATCTGGCTACGATACCTTCTATATCCGGGAAGGAATCTGCATTGCATGGCAGGTCTAATATCATTTTCGCATACTCTTTAAAAGGTATGGAAGTAGGTACATTATACCCTTTGGATATAAGGGCTTTCCTTATATCCTCTTTGGTATTTATGACCCTCATTAACTTATCTGATATGGTTCCCATTACACTTCCTCCCCATTTATGTAATCTAATACCGAACCTATGTCTCCGATGTCCGATTTTATTGACTCTCCTTGAGAATGTATTTCAATAAGTTTCTGATATAAGGTGTTATCCCCTATACGATTCTTATCTGTAGCTTGTTCTTCTATCTTAGTTATCGTATCAGGATCCTCGTACTTAACGCCATCAGGACCATACCATTCGTCTGTTAAATTCGTGTATTTATGACGAACTGGAGTCGGTTTAGACTCCAGTGTTACTAAAAAATATTCGTTACAACTCATGATAATAAGATTTAGTGGTTACAGCAATTGCATCTACAAACTGTTCTCACATAGCCAGAAGGGATAGCGATCAGCTCCGTCCCTACGGCTATCGCCGGGTCAGTGCTTTCCATGACCGTAAGTGCCATCTTGTCCACGTCAAGGTCATTGTCGTAAACTATTTCCCCCTCAACGTAAATGCTTCCGGCATCAGAAACGTAGCAGTTTTTGACCTGTCTTATATGGCGCTGTGTAGCAGACGCAAAATCACACTCGATACTTAACCACCCTACCGGTATCTGATCGATATTGGATCCGATATTGTAATCAGGGTCGGTTGTTTTAAGAACCATATGTCTCAATTCCCTTGTATTTCCGTATCCGTCCATTGTCATGTATGTCCGGATCTGAACCTTGCCCTTTTCCGTCTTATAACAGTTTTCTACTATTTCTGTGTCGGATGTAGTAGCATCAGGGAAATCACAAACAATACGCTGCCATCCTTCTTGTATTTTGCTGAATGTGGCGCTTCTTTGTATATCAGGGTCGGTAGTTTCTAAAACAATAAGATACTCGTCCCGGACACCTATTATGCTATCTACCGACCTGTATCCACCAAGATGTATTTTACCACCAGGAGTAGTATAACATTCATCTACGGACATAATATGTCTTTCCGTAAGATCAGGGAAATCGCATTCGGTTTTCGTCCATTCGTTAGGTATCTTATCTATTCTC